TTAACCAATCCATCATTAAAGCAATATGTCGGGGGTCTAACTCACCGCCGTCCTTCGTTGCCTCCTTGATGATGACATTCCAGCCAACAGAAATGCGCTTAAAGTTATCAAACGCATCTCCGTAGTCTTTGGCCCTAGAACCGTTAATGAGCTCTTTTGCAGTGTCTAAGACCTCATCTCTTTTCATTTGCTAACTCCCAGCTTATTCATCCAATTCACAAGAACCTGATAACTCTTTAAGCCAAGCAAATCTGCCGCTGCGTACAGCGTCGGGGCTTTACTCGTAGCCCTAACAACGTAATCGCGCTTAACATCTTCAATCGCGCTCATAACGTCAAAGCCCTTGGCCTCCTCAAACTGGTCAAGAGGCAAAAACCCCTCAACCTCATCTCTTATGTCTTCTAAATCAGACTGAGTTTTTACCCCATCCAAACGATCAAGCAAGTATCGAAATGTCGGTTTCTCCATTACCAAAGATCCCCAAATACTTTTGCAAAAACCTCGTCCAATAGACGCTCCATGTCACGCTCACTCATCTTCGCTCTCCACTAATTCACCCGAACCATTACACAAATCACAGTCGTCCTCGCGCCATCGGTCAGCGGCAAGTTGCACCTCAACTTTCCCGTAGCCCTCGCAGATATGACAAACAGAAGTGCTCATGTTGTCCTGCAATCCGACTACATAATTTCCAATTTTACTCATGAATATAATCCTCCACAGTTAAACCATAATTCTGAGCAAATCCCTTGAAAGATAGATAATCCTTTTTGTTCCAAACAGTCGTAGTCCAACTGTCTATAACAATCATTAATTCTCCCAGTTCAAAGTCAACTCCAATGCGTTTTTTAGAGTTACTTTCAGAAGATACAACAATGCTTGAATTAGAAACAGTGCAAACACTTGCATCTTTTTTACCAATTCCTCCCATTAAACAAAGCAAATCAGATAAGAACCACGGATCAACCAAACCATCAACCATCAATGGTTTACCCGTTTTAGGGTGGTTGTGTACAATTTTACTCATGATAAAAACTCCTTTTGTTTACTAGATAACCTTGCATAACATTTATTATGTATCGGGGTCAACAGTTAAATAATAAATATTATGTTTGGGGGAAAGTACAAATAAAAACCCCCGATCTAATCAGTTGGGATACTAAAAAAATCGAGGGTAGTTTAGGTAGGAGCAGTGAATTCAGAATAAACGCAATTGATTTTATGTCAACTACTATAAAAAATGTGATTGCCTATTTTTGCAATAGGCTTCATCGTTTTGGCCCACGAGGGATTGACCTTTTTGCTATGATAGTGATGAACCTTCGGGCCTAACTTGCTCTTTGTTTTTCTATTCATAACCTCAGACGCTACCTCAATCGCCTTCAACCAAGCCTCAAAGTCCCTCGGATAATCAGACTTCCCGTCGTGCGTCCAAGAAAATTGCTTCCTTTGCCACACAACATCGCAAATGTTATTAGGGTATTTGTCACTCGAAACCCTGTTTAATGTTACCTCCGCGATAGCCCTCTGACCCTCAATGTCTTCGCTCCTAGCCTCAAAATAAACGTTAGTAGCCAAGCAAAACAAACCTGCCGTTAGTATAGCTGACATGAAATAAACCTTTCTTTGCTTACCACCAATGAAGAACTATCCCAGCTATCCAAGTCAAAACAATTAAAAAGACCGCAACCGCAATGGCTATATCTTCCCAAGTCATGCCATCTCTCTTTCAATGCTTCTTTTTACGGCCTCGACTTGTTCGGGCGTTAACATCAGTGCAATTTCTTCAGCAAGTTTTGTGGCTTGCTTTGACTTCGCCTCACTGGGCGCAAGAATGGCAAGCTCACAAGCCATGTGAAAAGCATCAATCGGGGTTTTTAGCTCACTGCTCATGCCGCAATCTCTTCTGCTTCCGATAGCGCAACGCGCAATTTATAATCGTCAAGGCCAAAGTCTTTGTAGCCCTGCTCAATCATCTTGTAATAACCACCACCAGGCGGACTTGTTCGCCTTTTGTCGTTCATCTCGTAAACGATCCAGTCCGTGTTAATCTTGCGTCTACCGTATAAGTGCGGATAACCCTCAAGATGATCCAAAGCACGCAAGCAGTCAGGTGTGATTTCCCACAATACAACGGGGCAAATCGTGTTGATGTCAGGCACAATGTCAGCAACGCCGCGAAAAACCAAACGCGTGTCGGGCAGGTAAAACCCGCCTAACGGTTTGGCCTTCGGGCAGCGCGTTGCCATAGCGTCCCTGTTAGTATTCATTCCGTAAGCCATATATAACATTACGCGGCCTCCGCTTTAAGCGCAGCCAACTGACGATATGATTCCGTCAAAACTTGATTAATGGAATAAATCAAATTAGAAACCTCATCTTCCTTTGCGTAATTAAGCTCTAAATTGCTATCAACAATCAATTCTTCGATAGCGTCAATCTTTTCCTGTGTTGTCCAATTATCCATTACGCGGCCTCCGCTTTGATGTCGTCAGAAATCAAGTCAATCGCTTCACCGATCAACTCGTTCGTGAAGAAGTAAAGCAAGTCTAACTCAGACGGATTAGGTAATCCTCTGAAATGCTCAACGATAACCTTTTGAGCGTAGCCATAAGAGCACTTAGCATCATGCGCCGTGTACTTTACAAACTGGCTCACAACCCAAGGTGTGATAGCATTCTCAAATGCAACGCCTAAACCGTTCTTCTTAAGCGCATCGCTCAAGTAAGATACGTTTGATTTCTTGTGATCCTCACCTAAATAAGAACCATCCAACCAGCAGCGAAAGAAACGCCGTGTTACGTGGTTGCTGTCCATAAGGTCGCCCTGTAGATCGCGGGTGATGTCTGTTTTGATAGTCATAATATATACTCCGTTTGTTACTAGATATCCCAAGTAATACCATACTATATACCCAAGTCAAGCATAAAATGTAAGAAAAATTATGTACTGTTTTTAAAGGATAAAAAATCCCAAGAAAAACCGATCCCAGATCTGGGATTTTAAAGCTGGGATTTTTTATTGATTGATATCAACGACTTAACAAATAATCCCAACCATCCCAAGAATTCGTTCTGGGATTATTCCGCCTTTAAAATCAATGGTTTAAAAATCCCAAGTGGGCCTACCTATATATATATATATAGGCGGGCATAATCCCCCGCCATATAATATTAAAAACAAGAGTGCTGAAAGCCTTGACCCCACACTATCCCAAGACTAGGTTGGGCGTAACTCAATAACAGAGTTTCCAAAGATCATGAAGGATCAAATAAGCCATGCTAAACAATTTCCCTAAACCGCTCAGAGAAAACAACGGGGTCGTAACCGTAGGGTATAAAGTCTATCTGCATAAAACACCTAGCGTCGGAAACATCTTCTGGGCCTTCTCTGGAAAAGGTAAAGACAGAGAGCTTGTGCATTATCAGGTCATAGCGTCCAAGCAATACAAGAGCAAAAAAACTGGAAGGCTAACCCTGCTTATTTACTGGAAGGATAGCAACGGTAAGTTCTATTCCTCAGGCATAAGGTCAAAGAGCCTGACCAAAATTAAAACAACAGCATCAATTGATGATATCAAATCAATGTGTGATGGGGAGAATGCAATTGCCTAAAGTCGGAGAAGCAAACCCAAACGGTCAAAGGCTAAAGCCACAGCAGCAGAAGTTTCTTGATAACTACCTGCATAAAGACATGACACAAACCGCAGCAGCAAGAACCGCAGGATACAATCACCCAACCGTGCAAGCCGTGCAGCTGCTTAACAATCCAATCGTTAAAGAACGAATGGAAGAAATGCGCCTAGAGCTAGAGAGCAAGTATGGCGTGTCCGTAACCAAATCTGTTCGGGATATGCAACGCCTCAGAGATGAAGCATGGCAAGCAGGAAACTTCTCCGCAGCAATTAAAGCAGAAGAACTACGCCTGAAAGTTACCGGCCTTATGATCAACAGAAGTCACGTTGTGCATGAGAATATTGAAGCCATGAGCAGAGAAGAAATAGCTGAACAACTTCAAGAAATTATGGGTCGCGCTAAAGATCGCATGAAAGACGTAACGCCCATGCCAGAACTCATTGAACTAGATGATGTTCCATTAGCCGACGTTAGTGAAGACATAGCGGAAACGTAGTGTGCGCATGGAGAGGTCGGGCTGGCGAACCCCCAGAGGCGCTGGGAGGCAGTTTTTAGCGCTGATTCGGGGTCGGGCCTAGTCGTATGTCATCGGGACTTGTTCGGGTTACCTGCCGGGCCTTACGTTGAATCTAACTTGTTCGGGTTATCGGGTCAATAATCGGGGTATTTTTCCGCATTGATAGCAATCCGAAGAATTGTTCGGGATCGGGATTCGGGATCAATCGGGATTCGGGATCGGGATCGGGATCGGGGTATATATACATATATATACACACGCGCATACATACACATACACACACATGATCGCGCACGTGTTCCTTTTATTGTTTTTTATTTTCTAGGTTGACCCTACGTCAACCGCAATTTTTTTGCGTGCTCGTTCGTCTCTTAAATACTAACCCGAACAATTGTTCTAGTTAATCCCATAAATACTCTTGCGTTATGGGATGTTATGGGTTAATTAAAGTTAAGGGCAGGCATGGTGCCATGCCCTATCTAGAAAAAACGGAGTAAAAACAATGTCTTACGAACTAACAGGCGGATTTGAAATCGAAACAAGCGGCGTAGCAATAGCAATAATTCAAGCCGAATTCCTACGCGTTGGCATAAGAGGCTGCAAAGTTGTGCGCGACGCCACGCCAACAGTAGATGCCGAAATTGTAACGCCAGTATATGCCAATAGCCAAGTCGCACGCGAGCACCTTATTGCAATATGCAACGTGCTAACGCGGTTAGGTTGCCGCGTTAATTCACGTTGTGGCTTGCACATCCATATCGGCAACGCACCTTTGAATGACAATGTAACGCCAGCACAATTTACTGGCACTAGCATTGCACACACAGAGCACACTGGCGAATATCATACAGACCATGCTGATCCATTTGATGCTGTAGTCGTAAAAGATATTATGATGCGCTACACACGGATGCAAAATGGTCTTAACGGTATCAATTCAATGCTTCCTGAAAGTCGCCGTGAAAATCGCATGTGTGCTAGGTTAAACCTACATAAGGTTGAAGCGGCCAATACCATAAGCGAATTAACATCCGCCACGCATGGCAAGTTTTCATCTATTAACTTGCTAACATGGTCAAATGGTACAATTGAATTCCGCCAACATAGCGGCACGATAGAAGCGGACAAGATTTGGGCATGGTTTCAGTTTCTTTTAAACCTAGTAACACACACATTGGAAAAACGTGTAACAGATGCATCGCGAACAATTGTTACCGATACGCCAGAGCAGCCGTTTAGACGTGGTGCGCGTGTTGGCGTTCAATACACAATGATGCGTTCAGATGGCGGCGCAACAACGCAAGAGATAATGGACGCGACTGGATGCAGTGAACAACGTGTACGCGCTGCCGTGTCTGAAATAAGGGCACGCGTTGGTGACGCTGGCGTTGTGACTAGCACGCAGCAAGCGAACGGCGCATCATATGGCGATGGCACTAATCACACTAGCTACATGGTGCCGTTTGCATTTGAGACGCAAAGCGATGGCGCAACGTTGTTGTCAGATAATGCAATTGGCAACGCGTCAATATGGGCAGGATTGCCAGACGAAGCGTTTGAATACTGGCAAGAGCGTATAGTCGCGCTGGCATAATAGGCCAGCACCATCTGAGAATGACAAGGAGGCCCGCTTAGTGCGGGCTTTCTGCTTTTCCAAGGTACCCTAGGCAAGCCGAACAATTGTCGGGATATCGGGGCTTATGGGGTATGGTCCCCCCCTTGACACAGAGAGTGTCGGGCTGTGGCCCTACACTGAGTTCCAGCCGTACAATCACTACAAAAAACCTTTTTGCCGTCCATTGGACATGACAGACTCCCCTCTATAGAGGGGTGTCTCTGTCTGTCCTATTCGCATGGACCCCGAAAAATTTTTTTAAAAAAATTGTTGACAGGTACCCTAGACTGTCCCATAAGTTACCATGTAGAGTGGAATGGGAGTTATGAATGCCTGATATTGGTTGGTGGGAAGATTTAGATTTAATGCGTAGGTTGTATCGCTATGACGCTGAGAGTGGTTTGATATATGCCTGTGATCGTTTGCCGGAAGATTTTTATGATACTGGCGGGGGCAGTTCTTTTGTAAGTGCGGCTGGTCAGGCTTCTAAGTACAACAAGAACCGCAGTGGCAGGGTGGCTTTCAACAGTCGTTTTAGGGGTGCAAGAGCGACTTGCGATTATTTCAGGGGAAGTTCTGCGTACAAGGGTGTTAGTAAGAATTTGTTAGCGCATCGTGTGGCATTCTTTTTGTATCACGGTCATTATCCTGTTTGGCCTAATTCTGTTGATCATATTAACCATGACGGTTGTGACAATAGGATTATAAATTTGCGTGAGGTTACGGCTAGGGAGCAGTCTGCGAATACTAGATTGAGCAAAGCAAATACGTCTGGAGTTAAGGGTGTCAGTTTTTTGAAGAATCTTGGGAAGTGGCGTGCTTCTGCTAACATTAATGGCAAGAAGACGAATCTTGGAACATTTTATGATTTAAAGGATGCCATTGCGGCGAGAAAGGCGGCTATTAATGCCTAGATACCGTTTAAATTATGGTGAGTCCCGTGAGTTTGAGGCTCAGGGTGCTGGGGAAGTTGTTCCTGAATTGCAGCGATTTCATAGGACTGGTGGCGGAGAGGGTGAGGTTGCGTTTCTTCGTCGTTTATCTATTGAGATGTGTGAGTGGAGTGGCAAGTGGTTTTGTTTTGATGACCGTGATTCATTAGCGAATGACATGATTCTTCATGGATTATTGGAGTGTGTTGATTAACTTTTCGATTCTTGTTATGGTGTTTCTGAAAATATATTTTAGAGGGGCTTATAATGTCGGTACGAATGGGTATGTTTCCACCTCCTAACGTTGGCGCTGTTCCGGGTCAGATGCAACCAGCACCTAATCCTTTTGCTCCATTGCCGCCTATGCCTTTAGCTGGAATGCCTCCTCCCCCACCGATGATGGGTGGTATGCCTCCACCTCCAATGGGTGGCATGCAGCCTCCACCGATGGGACCGACGGGACCGATGGGTGCGGGTCTTGGTGCTCCACCATCTGGTCAGATGCCACAGCAGGCATCTAATGCGCCACGTCGCCGTCAGTTTGGCGATTATTTAGAGAATCAGTTGAGTGGTCCTTCTGCTCCTGCTCCTGTTCAGCGTTCTGCGCCTCAGAATTCTTTTAACGGCCCTATGAGTAGCATGGATATATTTGGCGGTCAGCCGATGCAGCGTCCTATGCAGCAACAGAGTCCGATGCCTCGTCCCATGATGGGAGGCAACATGGTTCAGGGTTATGATGAAGGTGGAGAGGCGGTTGCCCCGACTGCCCCGGCTGCCCCGACTGGCGTTGATAAGGTTTTAGTTGAGAAATACGGTTATGAGTTTGAAGACGGAAAAGCTTATGCTCCGGGTAAAACACCTTCAGCATTAGCAGTGGCTAATCCTTCTGGACTAAGTACAGTCGAGCAGGCTTTGGTCGGCACTGGCAATTGGACTGATGTTGGTAACGGTGTTGTTATGACACCTGGTGGTTTATTGTATGACCATGAAGCGGGTGACAACTTCAGTGGTCGTTTAGTCAGTGGTTTGGGTGAAGATCAGTTAGGTTCGGAAACAACTGAGTATATGGCTTCTCCTGATGATAGGATAAGCACGGGTTCTGTTTTGCAATTTGAGACAGGTCCAAATGGTCGTGTATCTGTTGTTGATACGTCTGGCGAAGGCATTAGTTTTTCTGACATTTATTCTGGCAATTCGAATTCTAAATTTGCTGAACAATATTCAGATTATTTAACGGGTGATGGGCCGTTAGCTAATACTAATTTATCTTATGGTACTGAAGATGAAGCTATGGCTCTTTTAGATCAGTATGGCTATGAGTATGGCGGCAATTATGTAGCCCCTGCTCCAGTTGCCCCTACGCCAGTATCCCCTGCTCCCGTTCCTGTCGCGGCTCCTGTAGTTCCTGTTGAAGAGCCAGTAGTTCGTGCTGTTCCTGCTGCTGGTAATAGTTATAGCGTTCATGCTGATTATGTTCCTCCTTCGGTTTCCACTGGCGCTCCGACTGGTACTTACACGGCGGCTCCTCTTCCACCGAATGCTAATGAAACTATAAATTACGATCAGTTTGATGGTGATGTTGGCAAATTTAGTAACACGGGCGAGAATTTTTCTCTTTTCGGTCCTAAGTTAAACATACCTGCCTTTAATTCACAGTATATTCAAAGCCCTGTTACGGGTAATATGACTACGACTAATGGCCCTAATATGACTGCGGTTAGTGGTATTGGCGCTTTAAACATGCCTGCACGTCCTGTTGACATTGATATTTTGGATTGGTTGAGTCAGCCGAGTTACGGTACATTCGACAAGCCTGCTAATTTTGATAATGGTGGCGCGGTGGGTCGTTTTCGTGATGCTGATGCGGCAAGTATGGCTTCTTATAACGAGACGTTTGCGGACACTCCCGGCACGGTTGCTAATAGGAACAAAGTAAAGGAGATGCAGGCAAAAAGAAGAAAAGAAAGGGCAGAGATAGAAGCTAGGCTTGCTGCGGTTAAATCTGATAGACTTGTACCAACAGCGTACACACCTGAACCTAAACCATTTTCTGATGCCTTCGGTGATTCTTACGTCAGTGCTGGTGCGCGTAACTCAGCTGATATGGTTGATGAGATTGAAGCTCGAAATGCATACAGGGATATTTCTGAAGCGCGTCCTGCTGGAATGTCATTTGGATCTGGTGGAAATTTTTATGATCCAGGGGCAGAAGCGAGAGAAAATCTAATAAATCGCTCTCAGCCCATTGCAATGAGCAGTCCGTCTGAATTGCCTTTTGATTCGGAGCGGATGCCTAGTCTTAATGATCCAATGAGTTTTGGTTTGGGCACAGAAGTTCCTGAGGTAAGTTTAGGGCAGAGTCCTTCCTTAATCTTCCCGCCAAACTTAGATTACCGGCACCACGAAGTTTTCACTCCTGACGTTTTTGATCCCGATACGATACGCGCGGAAACAGATTTGCAAAGAGAGAAGAGATTAGGTCTTACACAATACGATACGTTACAAAATGATAAAAAAGATAGACTTTTAGCGCAGTATCGACTAGGTAGAATGTCAGATCCTACTAAGTCCAACCGACCCGGTAGACAATCTCTTTCTGAATTTGTTGAAGGCGTAGCAAAAAGATACGGTCCAGATGTTGCTCGTGAAATGGAATCAGAGGTGCGTTCAGATTATACTTTTGGAGCTTCTCCTCCCGGCACGTCCTTTGGTGATCCGGGTTTCATTCCATTTTCAAAAGGTAAGATTTCAGGCGATTTTTTAGACAGTGAAAGGCTTTTAGACCCAAGTCTTTATTTATCTGAACCCGGCACTGCGGTGTCAATGGCAGAACAAATGGCAAGGCGTAAAGAACTTGCATCAAATATATACACAGGTTTAGGTATGTCTGACCCTCGTGAGTTGGGCGGCTCTGAAGGTTACGGAAGCTTAGGTGCTCCTGCGGCTGCAACTCCCTCTCCTGCCCCTCTTGACATTGAAAATGTGGTTGCACTAGAGGCTCTCTTTCGCGAAAAACAGCAGCTAGAAAGCATTGATAATTCACCCAATCTGACTCTTAAGAAATTGGGTGAATCACTTTCTTCTGGGTTAGGCGGCGTCGGCGGTGGAGACCCTTACGCTCCCTTTACTGATGGTAATGTTTCGCTTGTTGGGCTTAAAAATAAAATTTCGCAGGCTGAAGGCACTAATGATCCGGGCGGATATGACCGCTTGCTGGACAGCGGCGAAACAGGCACCTTTAAGAACATAAAGCTGACTGAAATGACGGTAGGTGAAGCTATTAAATTTGCAAAAGGCGATGCTTACCGCAATTACTCTAGAAAAGTTCTTGGACGCGGCCCTGAAGCCCTTCCTTCGACTCCTATGGGCAAGTATCAAATCACTGGTACAACGCTTCAAGGTCTTGTGGATAACAACATAATTGATCTTGACGCTCCGTTTGACGCAGATGCTCAGGAAAGACTTGGTTCACACTTAGTTATGAACGATCTTTATAAGGGTAAGGGTCTTCGAGACTTTAAAACTGGAAAAATGTCTGAAGGCGAGCTTGCAATTGCTCTTGGCAAGCAATTTGAGGGCATGGAAGGAACTACTTCTGAAGAATTACTAGCGACTGCACCGTCACAACGAGCAGCTACGCCAAATGCTGATGAATCTGCTTACATTCAAAATCTTTTAGGTAACTTTGAGTTTGATGAAAACGGCAAGATGATTATGGCAGATCCGGGTTTGATTGAAAGGGTTCTTGATAGCCTTGGCAGTAACTTCACGCTTGGACAGTTTAGTCTTAGTGACTATAAAAGAAAAGGCATTCAGGACGCTCTTGATGCTTATAAAGCCACGGGCGAATTTGTTTATGACGGAGGTGATTTAGTTGGTGTTAGAGGCTCTGACGGAGGTGTTGAATCGTATGGAACGAACATCTTTGAAACTAATGCTGGTGATAATACTGGTTCTGGCGGTACTGGCGGTACTGGCGGCTCTAGTGGTCCAGATGAGGTAGAACAAAACTGGACTATTGGGGGAGATGGTGTTGTTGTTTGTAACGACGAAGGCTGGATTTACGATGCAGAGACAGGCATGTGCGCTGCACCTTCTGCCGACGCTGGGTCTGGTTCTGAAAGCCCAAGCTTAAACATTCCTCAAGCTCGTAGTTTTGACGACATTATGGCTTCTATTCAACGTGCTCCGACCAAGCCTATTGCTTCTTTAGCAAGTGGTGGCATGGCTGGTTTAAATAAAACTGCTGATAACTTCTTGAGGGCCTTGGGTGGATAATGAAGGATTCAAACGACTTTGCGAGTTATCTTACTGACGCTGAGATTGCTAAGGTAGCTCCCATGATTGAGCGCCTTAATGCGCTCGATTCTCGAAGTGAGAAGCAAGGCAGCTTTATGGATTTTGTCAAGTATGTTTGGCCTCAGTTTATTGAGGGCAAGCATCACAAGATATATGCTCAAAAGTTGCAAGATGTTGCTGACGGTAAGTGCAAACGTTTAATTATTAATATGCCGCCTCGTCATACAAAGTCTGAGTTTGCGAGTTACTTGTTTCCAACTTGGCTTATGGGCCGAGATCCTACGAAAAAGATTATTCAAGCAACTCACACGGCTGAGTTGGCTGTAGGTTTTGGTCGTAAGATTAAGAATTTAATTGAGAGTGAGGACTTCAAGGACGTTTTTCCTGATGTAAGCCTTGCTGTTGACGCCAAAGCGAGTGGTCGTTGGAGTACGAACGCTGGTGGCGAGTATTACGCTGTTGGTGTTGGGGGTGCTTTGGCCGGTCGTGGTGCTGATTTGGCTATTATTGACGACCCTGTTTCTGAGCAAGATGCTTTAAGCTCTACTGCTTTAGATGGAATTTACGAGTGGTACACATCTGGTCCCAGACAGCGTTTACAGCCTGGTGGCGCTATTATTATTGTTATGACGCGGTGGAGTATTCGTGATTTAACGGCGAAAGTTTTGCAAAAACAGAGTGATAAGGGCGCTGACAAGTGGGAAGTTGTTGAGTTTCCTGCTATTATGCCCTCTGGCAAGCCTTTATGGCCTGAATACTGGGCTTTAGACGAACTTGAGGGTGTAAAGGCGTCTATTCCTGTTGGGAAGTGGAATGCCCAGTATATGCAGAACCCTACTGCTGAAGAGGGTGCGATTATCAAGCGAGAGTGGTGGAATATGTGGGAGAAGGACGCTCCTCCTCCTTGTAGCTACATCATTCAGTCTTATGACACGGCGTTTTCAAAGAGTGACCGTGCGGATTACAGCGCAATTACGACTTGGGGCATTTTCCACCACGATGACACTGGTGAGGATCATATTATATTGCTTGATGCGACTAGGGGGCGTTGGGAGTTCCCTGAGTTAAAAGAAGCTGCGAATGATTTGTACAAAGAGTACGATCCTGACATGGTTTTAATAGAGCAAAAGGGTTCTGGTATGCCTTTAACTCAGGAATTGCGTAGGTTAGGCATTCCTGTAACACCATTTACGCCGGGCCGTGGTGCTGATAAGTTTACACGTATGCACGCCTGTGCTCCTGTGTTTGAAAGTGGCATGGTTTGGGCTCCTGAAACTCAATTTTCTGATGAAGTTATGGAAGAATGTGCTTCATTTCCCAATGGCGAACATGATGACTTGGCGGATTCGATGACACAGGCTATACTCCGTTTTAGACAAGGGGGTTTCATTACGACCTCAAGTGACTATGATGAAGACGATTTAACCGCGTTTCGTCAGCGCAGAGAATACTATTAGGAGGCCGACATGGCAGAAGTTGATAGAGAAGCTATTATGCTTGCATTGTTAGAAGCGATGGAAGGAGGCGGCAACACTATATCAGACGCTGATCGAATGATAGTGGAGGAGATGCTAGGTGGTGGCAAAAACGTTTCTGAAGCGGAAGCTCGTGCTATAAAGAGTGGCAACAATGAAGCTCGTAGGCGCAACGTAACAATGCCTCGTCCTAAAATGCGTCCTTCAGGCATGATGATGGGTGGCAAGGTTAAGAAATACAAAGGCGGCGGCGCTGTTATGGCAGGTCGCGGCGGTTCATTTAAAGGAGCAAGTTAATGGGTAAGACAACTGAAAAAGATGGTGTTGTTAAGGAAGTAATGCCGAAAGAAGGCACTCCTTCAGCAAAATTAGAAAACTCTGGTCACTCTCGTGGCGGTGGGGCTGCTATTAGTGGCACCAAGTTTGTCGGAGTTAAGTAGTGATTAAGGTAGCATATCTTAAATGAGGTTGGAGCGGGGGATGTTAGAGGGCTTCTCTCCCGACTCTTTAACGCGGACGTTCTCAGTTAAATGCTCTAAGTTACTGGTTGAGCGCCTTCCGCTCCAACACCCGAAAAGGAATAGAAATGGCTATTGAAAGAGATATGGGCGCTGGGGGTATTAATTTGCTTCCTGAAGAACCCGTTGACCAAGAGGTTGTAGTCCCAGAGATGGGGCAAGACCCCGGTGTTTTTGAGTTTGATGATGGTTCTGCTATTGTTGGAGAGTACGAAGAGGATTTAGTTCCTTTAGAAATTGATTTTAATAGCAACTTGGCTGATTACATTGATGACGCTGATCTTTCTCTTATTGCTTCTGATTTAACTGGCGATATTGATGGAGACTTCTCTGCTCGTCAGGATTGGGAAGATACTTACAAGCGTGGCTTAGAGTATCTTGGAATGCAGTATGAAGATCGCACTGAGCCGTTTGAGGGTTCTTCTGGCGTTGTTCATCCGTTACTCGCTGAGAGCGTAACTCAGTTTCAAGCGCAGGCTTACCGGGAGATGTTGCCTGCAAGTGGTCCAGTTCGTGCGGAAGTTGTTGGGTCTAATAACGAAGAGCTCATCAAGCAAGCAGAGCGCGTTAAAGACTACATGAATTACATGGTTACTTATGAGATGGAGGAATACGATCCTGAGATGGATCAGATGCTTTTTTATCTCCCTGTAATTGGCTCTACGTTTAAAAAAGTTTACTTTGATCCTTTAAAGGGTCGTGCTGTTAGTCAGTTTGTTCATGCTGAAGACCTAGTTGTTCCCTACGGCGCGACTGATTTGGCGTCTTCCCCTCGCATTACGCATGTTATTAAGATGGACTCTAATGAAGTTCGCAAGCTTCAATTGGCTAAATTTTATAGCGACATCGACTTGCCAAATAGTTCTGGTGGATCAAGCGCAGAAGATATGTCTGACGTACAGCAGACTATTGACGAGATTCAGGGTGTTCACCCTACGAATT